CCGTATATCAGGGCGGATGGGAAGACCATCAAATCTTAATGAAGATGAAATATGAGGTGATTTAACTATGGCAGATATGACCTTTAACACCGTTGCTGGGCAGCCTGTAGACAGAGAACTTTTGATTCTTTTTGTGAATACGGGCACTGATTCCGCCGCCGTGTGGTCGCCGCTTGGGACGCGCGTCACGGATTCCAGCATGGAATACGATTGGCAGAAAGATTCCAACAAGGACATCCTCGGCACGACCAGAACCACGATGAAAAAGCCCATCATTACGCAGGACTTTGAACCGTGCGAACTCGATGCCGGAGATGTTGCGCTTACGCATGTCTGGAACCTCGCCGTTAAGGAACAGAACGCGGCGGCTCTGGCAAATCAGGACATTCTTATCGTGCATCATTACGCAGGCACGAAGAAAACGGCTGTTTTTGCGGAGAGATACAAGGGCGCTGCAATCGAGGCGACAGGTCTTGGCGGCGAAGGTGGCGGCTTCGTAGGTATGCCGCTTACGGTAACTCCGGGCGGCGAGAGAATCACCGGCACTGCGGCGGTTGGTTCCAACGGAGAAATTACGTTTACGCCGGACGCGGCATAAGGAGGGACGATAGATGGCGGACATCAAGATTGCAACTGGCGTTGAAAAAATCAACATCAACGACAAAGTAACGCTCGAGTTCAACCCGACAGACGCAGAAATTGTAGAGAAAATTTTTGACGTGTTCAACGGATTGGAAGATCGTCAGCGAAAATATCAGGCAGAAGTGGAAAAGAACGCGAATAAAAAAGAGATTTTCGAGATTGCGCGTCGGGAAAGCAACGAAATGCGCGATACGATCGACAGCCTTTTCGGGGTT